CTTCTCCCGGTCACTCAGGCGCGGCGGCATGGTAGGCGTCTTCCCCGCCTTCGAGGTCCACTTCGAGCATGGTCGCGGTGCCGCCCATGGAGTAGCCGTTGATCTTGCCCTCCTGGATCAGGTCCCAGGCCCAGGGTTCCCAGATGGTGCCCAGCCACGGGGTCCCGGCGGGGAAGGTGTGCATGGTCTGGGTGCCGTCGGCCTTCGTCAGCGGGACGGTGACCTCCAGGGGCCAGACAACACCGTCCACCCGGCGTCCGGCGACGATGTCGGTGTTGTGCTGGAGCCGGATGCGGTTGTCCTCCTTGGCCATGTAGCCCCAGAACGCCTTCTCAATCTCGCGGGCGTCGGTGTGCTCGTTGTGGGCGTCCAGGGTGCCGGGGAGGTAGAAGGGGGCCAGGGTGTACCGGTCGGGTTCGATGGTGCCGATGGCCTTGTTGATCGCGGCGGGGGTCCAGCCGGAGGGGGCGCCCACGGCGACCTCGTCGGACTCGCTCTGCAGGTCCAGGGCCAGGCGCTGGCCGCCGACGCAGACGGTGATGTCGTCGAAGCACACCGAGACGGGGGCGAAGTCCACGGCCGGGGAGGGCAGGTCCTTCGGTATCCAGGCGACCGTGACGTGCGGGGTGTAGCCGCCGAAGTCGTCGGCGACCTTGAACCCGGCGGTGTTCAGGGTGTAGGCGAGGTCCTTCTGGAGTGACTCCAGGCCGGGGATGTCCACGCCGATCCAGAACGCGTCCTCGTCCTCGCCGTTCACGAACCGGCCGGTGCCGGTCAGGTTCCCGCGCAGGGCCGGGGTCCGCATGGCGACCTCGCCGACGGTGCCGATCAGTTTGCGCTGGTCATCCAGGGACAGGTCCGCGGCGTTGCCGAGGTAGGCGAGGGTGATGTGCAGGTCCCCGGCCGGTTCGCCGCCGGGCAGGGCAATCTCGGAGGCCCAGTAGTCGGGGATCATGAGGGCGACCATGACCCCGTCGGGTTCGGCGATGCCGATGTCCCAGGTCCCGTCGGAGGTCTGGGCGGCTTCGATGGTGACGGCTTCGATACCGCGGGCGAGCAGGGCCGCGACGGTCGCTACGAAGTCCTCGCCGAGGGTCTTGGCCATTTCCTGCGCTTTCGCGATGGGGACGGTCATTTTCCGGTTCATGGGATTATCCTTCATCCGTTGAGGTGTCGTAGTTGTAGGCGTCGGCGGCGGCGGTCGTCTCGATGACGCCGTCGGCGCCGGAGGCAAGGTCGGGTCCGGAGAGGACCGGGGAGAGCCAGTCGATGGTGACCGGGTTCAGGGCCTGGTTGGCGTACACGGCGGGGATCAGCACGGCGGTGCACCGGCAGTTGGGGTGCGCGGGGGGCATGATCAGGCCGTTGGAGAAGGGCTGGTCCCAGGCGACGGTGTCCCCGGCGAGGCCGGAGCAGACGGGGCAGGCGCCGGGTCCGGGGGACCACTCCTTCCGGGAGGCCTGCCCGGCAACACCGGAGCCGATCATCTGCGCCCAGGTCGCGTAGCGGCCCAGGTTGGAGGCGGTCTGGATTTCGGTGCGGGCGATGGTCTGGGCGCGGCGCTTCACGAGCCGGTTCCGGTACCGCAGGCCCATGGATTCGGAGCGGGCGGCGGCCCGTGCGGGGGCCATGCCGTCCTTGACCATGCGGGTGTAGGCCTTGGTCTGGTACTTCGCCACGGCCTCGGCCCAGGCCGGGTGCAGGCCGATGGAGTCCCGGAGCAGGGACGCGGCCTGGTCCACGGTGTACTGGCCTTCCAGGGCGGTGGCCATGACGGTGCGGATCGCCTCGCGCTGGGACTCGGTGATGGAGGCGATGAGCTTGGACCCCTGGGTCTGGGCGTACTTGACGGAGACGGCGTCCGTGTTCAGGAACGTCAGCTTCGCCGCGACTGGTCCGACGTCGCGGGCGGCATCCCGGACGGCTCGGCCGACCTGGGCCGCGAGCGGGACGGTGACGTCGCCGAGGGCGGCGATGAACTCCTGCCACGGCATCCCCTGGATCAGGCCGTTGACGTTCCGTGCCCGGATCATCTCCCGGGCCAGTTCGGAGGAGGCGTGCGCGTCCAGGACCGGCCAGGCGTGGTTGATGGCCCCGGCGATCAGGCCCTCGGCGGCGCCGTCACCGAAGGCCTTCCGGATGTCCTCGTGGGTGGGCGGGTGCTCATGGGTCATGAGGCGCCGCCCGGCGACGGCTCTCACTTCTGGGATTCCTTCGCGGGGGCCTTGGCGTTCGACTCGACCTTGGTGCCGGGGGCGACCTTGGGCTTGGCGGAGGCGGTGTCCTCCTCGCCGGGCTTGGGCTTGGGCTTGGTGGCCGGGGGCTTCGCGCCGACGGCGGTGTACGCGGCGGCTTCCTCCGGGGTCAGCGGCACACCGGCGCCCACGTCCTCGCGGGTTTCCTCGTCAATCGGGGGCAGGTTGATCAGGTCGCGGATGTACTCTTCCAGGGTCTGGTCCGGGACGATGATGCCCGCGTCGGTCATGGACTTGAGGAAGGTGCCCAGACCGACGAGGTCCACCTGCTTCACGTCGCCGAAGACCAGCTCGGGCGGGTTCTCGGCGTCCATGCCGTTGAGCTTGAGCAGGCGCGGGACGGCGAACTTGTTCACCACGGACGCGACGGACTTGGCGACAGACTCGACGGCCATCATCCACAGCTCGATCTTGGACACGCCGAGGGACTGGGTGCCGACCTGTTCGTGGCCGAGCATCAGGAAGTCGGCGAGCACGGACATGGCTATTTGCTGGTTCCAGCGGCCGATGACCTTGTCCGTGTCGAACTGGCGGGTGCCGCCGGAGGACATGAGGGTCAGGTCGATGGTCTTGTTGCCCTTCTCGTCATACACGAGGGGGAACAGGACGCCTTCCATCTCGTTGCGCTTGATGTTCGCGACGATCTGCTTGACGGTGTTGTAGAGGGCCTGCTCGTCCGGGGTCGCGGACGGGGAGAAGTACTGGGGGTGGAGCCAGCCGACGGGCAGGCCCGCGAGGTCGCGCTCGATGCCGATGGCTTCGATTTCCTCGATGCGTTTCTTGAAGAACCAGGCGCGGTAGGCGTTCCGGAGCAGGGACCGGCCCTCGGGGTTGCCGCGGGAGGTGGTGGTGCGGAACAGCAGGCCCTTCTCGATGGGGATGGTGAACTGCCCGCCCATGGACCCGGCCTGCGCCGCGGCCTGCGCGGAGCTGACGTTGTAGTTGGTGGTGTTGTTGCCCAGCACGCCGGTGCCGATGGAGTACACGGTCTGGGTCATGCCAAGCAGGGACCCGTCCGGGTTCATTTCCCAGCGGAACAGGGAGTCCTGGGAGCGTTCGGCCCACTTGCGCCAGCCGATTTTGCCGTCGGAGAAGCGGGAGCGGCGGGCGCCGTTCTTCTGGTCGCGTCCGCCGCGGATTTTGTACACGATTTCCAGGAAGGACCAGCCATAGATCATATTGGAGAGGATGGACTGGATGGTGGAGGACCAGTCCTCGCTCATGTCCTCGAAGCACTCCTGGGTGAAGTCCGAGATTTTCTGGTCGTCGCTACTGGCGTCGTCCGGGACCTGGAAGTGCCAGTCGAGCCGGGCGATGGTCTGGGTGAAGGCGACGAGGATACCGCCGATGACGGGGTCGTTGTCGGCCATTTCCCGGAGGATTCTTCGGCCGCGTTCGCCGCGGAGCTGGGTGAGGAATTCCTCGTAGACAACACCGCCGGACATGAGCAGACCGGACCGGCCGACTTCCTCCAGGTTGGATGCCTTGTTGATATTCTCAACCACCGTTAGCCCCGTTCGCCAGTTTCGCTATGAGGGTCAGCGCTTCGTCCTTCGTGAAGCCCGCCGCCCTGAGTGAGAGGTACATTTCGTGCATTGCCACCGCGCCTTGGGTGAGCACAGAAAAGCCACTATCCATGGTTGGGAGTCTACACGGATAGTGGCTTTTTCTGGTACTCGGCACGCCCGGGTTCATAACCCTGGTGAACTAAGTCGGGTAGGTGCGGCCAGCAGGAGGACCTTCGGATGACTAGGAGGACCATCTTGGCTACGGAGTGAGCCGGTCAACCTTCGCTCCCGTACCCGCTCTTGTCATACAGGGGGGAGGCGTTGACTGGCCGCACCAGGTCTTTAGGTTTTGAACATCGCCTCGCGGGCCTCCAGGCCCAGCAGGTGGGGCAGGGTCCGGAGGACCACGTCGGCGTCGTTGAGGTAGTTGTCCACGTAGTCCTGGCCGTAGTCAGGGCTGTCGAGGACCTCCTCCCAGCTTGCGCACGGGCCGTTGTTCATGTTGAACAGGTACAGCCCGAGGTGGTACTTCTTGGCGACAAATTCCGGGTGGACTAAATAGCCCGGGCGATGACGAGTACCAGCAGGATGAGTACGAGAATCCATATCCAATCCACGGCTTGCTCCTTCCATCAGAACGGAGGCTCCGAGTCAGGCCCGGTGCCCCAGGGGTCGTCCTGCTGAGTATTCCCGCCCCAGCCCTGGTTGGAAGCCGCGCCACGCGCAGGCCCCCTTCCCTGGCCCTGCGGTGCGGCCTTGGCGACCTTGGCCGTGGCGTACTTGAGGCTGGGGCCGATTTCGTCCACTTCGAGTTCGATCACGGTGCGCTTCTCGCCCTCTTTGGTCTCGTAGGACCGGGACTTGAGGCGGCCGGTGACGATGACGCGGGTGCCTTTGCCGAAGGAGTCGGCGAGGTTCTGGGCCGCTTCCCGCCAGAGGGCGCACCGGAGGAACAGGGTCTCCCCGTCGGTCCACTCGCCGTTCTTGAACAGCCTTGGGGTGGAGGCGATGGTGAAGTTCGCGACCGCCTGGCCGGAGGGGGTGAATTTGATTTCGGGGTCGTTGGTCATGTTGCCGATGACGGTGATCGTGGTTTCGCCACTCATGATTGTTTCTTTCCGTTGCGGGGGTATCCGACGCCGAGCTGTTGCCTGCGCCGGGAGACTGCGTAGTAGGTCCGCCCCAGCTTATGGGCGGTCTCCGACAGGGTGACCTTGTTCGCAAAGTCCATCTGGACGGTGCGGTCCTCGGAGTGGGTCCACTGGGTGAACTTGGCGATGGCATCGGCCTCGGTGTCCTTCTGGAGGTGCCGCTTGTGGGCCGGGTCCGGGGAGTTGCGCCGGGTGCGTTTCGGGGTCTCAATCTCGGCGCCGTCAAGGACGCGGCGTTCGCGGCGGCGGTACGCATCCGGGCCGGTGTTGAGCCGTCCGAACTGGATGTCGCCGTAGGGGCTGTCACCCTCCTGGGTGAACAGGACCTCCTCCAGGTGCCGGGTGCGTCCGCCGAAGAGGCGGACCTTGACGGTCCAGACCTGCGGGCGGGAGCCGCGGGGGGAGACCCGCTCGACGACGGTGTAGTACCCGGGCGGGGCGCCCCAGCGGGCGGCACGGGCATCCATGGCCCGCTGGACTGCGTGCTGTGTGTAGGTTTTACTGCCGGTGCGCGGCATCAGTACGCGCCTTTCTTGAGATTGTCGCGATAGACCAGGTAGTTCTTGGTCAGCGTGTGGAGGAGTTCCATGTCGGCATCCGTGAGCAGGATGTTCTGGGTGGTGTTGTCGTTGGTCAGCGCCAGGATTACTTCGCCCTCGGCCAGGTGGTAGTGGCCGTTCTCGTTTTTCAGGACGATTTTGTCGAACCGGCGGTCAGTGCTTTTGGGGATGGCTTCGCCTCCTCCAGGTTTTTGAGGACCTGCTGGGTCCGGGCCTTGTCGATGGCTTCCTGGTACTTGACCTCGGCGTTGGAGGGGACCTTGGCGGCTACCGCCTGGGCTTCGGCGATCCGCTCCTGGCGGTACTCCTCGTTGGTTTTGACCGGGTCCTTGGTGGCGGCCCGGCGGTCCTCGATGTTGGTGATGGCCTTCTGCAGTTCGGCGCGCTGGGCGTCGGTCATGGTCCGCTGGTTGTCGCCGATGGGGGGTGCCTGGCGGTTGCGGATTTCCCGTTTGCGGGCGTCTTCGGCTTCGGTCTGGGCCATGGTGAGGGCCATGTAGACCCGGCGGAGCCGGTCGAGGGTGGACTCCAGCTTCGTCTCGGGGTAGTCGGAGTCCAGGACCTCGGTGAGGATGGTGGCGAGGTCCTTCTGGACGTTGGCGCGTGCCCAGGCCTTGGATTCGGTGTAGTACTGCTTCTCCTCCTGCGCCAGTTCGAGGGAGAATTCGAGGGATTCGCGGAACTTGGAGGCCGGGGTCGGCCGTGACGGGGGTTCGACGTAGGGCATGGTGTCTTCGATGTTGACAAGTTTGGTGGTGGTGGTCATGGCGGTTTGGTGCTCCTAGTTGCGGGGCTTGGGGAGGCCCATGCTGATCTGGATGAAGATGCCGTTGTCCCAGAACTCGATCTGGCCGGGTCCGTGGGGTTCGGCGGTGTCCACGCCCT